CTAGAGCGATGATGAACCAGTCAATGCATGATGAAAAGCTTGAACAAAACGAAGAATTAGCTAAATTAAGAGCTGATACGTCTATTGAAAAGACAATTTTAAGTAAAACAATTCCATCAGCACCGAAAATGGGTGAAATGCCTGGAAATGTTGCTATAATCAGAAATAGAGGAGAATAAATATGAAAAAAAATAAAAAAAACAGTCACGCAGGTATGACTCATGTAGATCATGACATGTTCTTGAATAAAGACGGTTTACGAAATGGTGGAGTTGAAGTTGAGGTGTCAAATCCTACTGAAACTCAGTCAGTTCAAGTAAAAGGTCAAAGAGCAATGCTTGCAGAAAAGAAAAGCAAAGCAGATTGGTACTAATATGTGGTTATCGGCAATCAAATTAGCCGTTTCTGCTGGAAGTAAAATTTATGCCAATAAGCAGAGAACGAAGATGGCAATGTCTGAAGCACAGCTTATGCATGCTTCTAAGATGGCAGCCGGGGAAGAAGCTTACCAAGGTAAATTATTAGAAGCAAGACAATCGGACTGGAAAGACGAGGCCGTACTCGTAATTCTCAGTTTGCCCGTGTTGGTGCTCGCTTGGGCAGTGATATCAGATGACCCAACAGCGATGGACAAAGTAAAATTGTTCTTCGATATGTTCTCTCAGCTCCCGTCATGGTTCACAAATTTGTGGATCCTTGTAGTGGCGTCCATATATGGTATAAAGGGTACACAAATTTTTAGAAACGGAGGTAAAAAATAATGAGCAAAAAATCTAGAAAACGAAATAAAAAAATTCTTGGTGCACTTGCTGCTTTAGGTGCAGGCCTAGCTTTAGCCAATAGAGGTAAAGGCATGGAAGAATCTAATATTAGTGTAGACAGTGGGAGAGATGGAACTAGCTCTAGCGCTGTAGCAAGACAAATGGCTAACATGGAAGAATCAACACCTGTATATCAAGATGATATTATGAGAGGTGGATCTGGAGTTAAAAACATGAGAAAAATTCCAGGTATGATTGTTCCAGGGAAAAGATACAACATGTTCGATAGCATGGGCTTTAAAAAAGGTGGCCGTGTTGGATGTGGTGCAGCTAAAAAAGGTTTTGGTAAAGCAATGAAAAAAGGGAAAAAATAATGCCAGGAATGATGAAAAGACCAATGTTTAAAAACGGTAAAAAAGTTTTAAAACCAGTTAAACCATCTCAAAAAGGTTTAAAGAAGTTACCCAAAAAAGTTAGAAACAAAATGGGTTACATGAAGGATGGTGGGAGAGCTAAATAATGGCTAAGCTTTGTGCAAAAGGTAAAGCAGCGGCGAAGCGTAAATTTAAAGTTTACCCTTCTGCATATGCAAACATGTACGGCTCTGCTGTATGTTCTGGTAAAATAAAACCAGGTGGAAAGAAAAAGAAAAAATCCAAGAGAAAATAATGGCTGAAGGTGGTCTAAGAAAATGGGTCAAAGAGAAATGGGTGGACATTGGAGCACCGAAGAAGAACGGAAAATATCAACCTTGCGGGAGAAGCAAAGGCTCAAAGAGAAAATATCCAAAATGCGTCCCACTTGCAAAAGCCACACGGATGACAAAAGGGCAAAAGGCATCTGCTGTCAGACGAAAGAGAGCTGCAGGTAATCCTGGAGGAAAGCCAACCAACGTTGCAACATTTGCAAAGAGAAAACGAATGGCGTTCGGAGGTAGAGTATAATGGCTGAAAGAAAAGAAAACCCTATTTCAAGAAATAAAAAGAACTACAGATCTACAAAGTCTGGAGCAGGCATGACTAAAGCAGGTGTCGCTGCCTATAGAAGAGCAAATCCTGGAAGTAAACTAAAAACAGCCGTGACTGGAAAAGTGAAGCCAGGATCAAAAGCTGCTAATCGTAGAAAATCATACTGCGCTAGATCACTAGGACAATTAAAAAGGTCATCAGCAAAAACTCGTAACGATCCTAATTCACGAATAAGACAAGCACGGAGAAGGTGGAAATGTTAAATGAGAAGAGCAATACTAGACGCACTAAGAGCTAGATACGAAGCTGAGATTGCAGAGGCAGACGCAACTGCAAATATATATTTAGATAATTCAGTAGGTATCGGAGAGCACCCACAACACATAGAAGAAGTTAATAAACAAATTGAAAAGATAGCTGCGGCAAAAGAAAAGCTAGATGTATTAGATGAGTTTGAACCAGAAAGAGGAGAAACACTATAATGGATTTTGTAGAAAAAATAAGAAGAGTAATTAAAATGAGGCACGATGATGTCGTAGTTGCAATGACTAACGGTAATGTTGACAGTATGGAAAAATACCAGTATATGTTAGGACAAATACGAACTTATCAGTATTTATTACAGGAAATATCCACCCTGCTAAAAACAAAGGAGCAAAATGACGAACAAGGAACAATTATCAGCATCAAACCAAAAGATAGTTCTACCAAATAAAGAACTAGTTGGTGTTGAAAAAAAAGAAAAAAAACAAATAGACGAATCATCAAAATTACCTAAACCTACGGGTTGGAGAATTTTAGTTTTACCTTTTAAACAAAAAGATAAAACTAAAGGTGGTTTAATATTAGCGGATGAAACAGTAGAACGATCACAAGTAGCATCAACTTGTGGTTTAGTTTTAGACATGGGCCCACACTGCTATGACAAAGAAAGATACCCAGAAGGACCATGGTGTAAAAAAGGTGATTGGATTATTTTTGCAAGATATGCCGGATCACGAATTAAAATAGATGGGGGTGAAATAAGACTTCTAAATGATGATGAAGTTTTAGCAACCGTGGAAAACCCTGAAGATATATTCCACGAATTTTAACAATCATAGGAGATACTATGCAAGAAGAAGAAAAGAAAACAGTTGATATTGATACTTCCGGTCCCGAAGTAGATATTCAATTGCCAGAAGAAAAAACAGAAGAGGTTGCAGAACAACCAACAGAGGACAAAACATATGAAAACGAACGTGAGACAAAACTTGAAGACGGTGGTAGCGCCGGTGACTCATCTGAGAAACCTGTGGAGCAATCTGATGTTCAAGAAGGTGATAAACAAGAAGACAACAGTAAGCAAATTGAAGAGTATTCTGAAGGCGTTAAAAAGCGAATAGCTAAATTAACGAAAAGAATGCGTGAAGCGGAAAGACAAAAAGAAGAAGCTTTACGTTTTGCTGACAGTGTTAAAAAGGAAAGAGACCAATTTAAAACTACAGCAGATTCTTTAGATAAAAATTATGTTGCAGAAATGGAAGGTAGAATTACTTCTTCTATTGCAGCGGCTCAAGAAAAATTAAGAGCGGCTAGACAAGCAGAAGATCCAAAAGCTGAAACAGAAGCTTTGGCCGCTATTTCTCAACTTGGTTATGAACAAGGTAAATTAGCTGAACTTAAAACCCAGCATCAGATGCAGGAAACAGCAGCTAAAGAAACACCTGTTCAACAACCATTATATCAACAACCGCGACAACAGGCTCAAACTCCACCTGATCCAAGGGCAGAGGACTGGGCTAGTAATAATGAGTGGTTTGGTAAGGATAGTGCAATGACGTATACAGCGTTTGATTTACACAGAAAACTTACCGAAGAAGAAGGAATTGATCCTAGGTCAGAAGAATATTATGAGGAAATCGACAAAAGAATTAGGTTGGAATTTCCACATAAATTTGATAAACCTATGAACAAATCGGTTAGTAAACCTACACAAACCGTTGCCTCTGCAACGCGTAGTACAAAGACTAGTCGTAAATCAGTGAGACTCACATCATCTCAAGTAGCAATTGCTAAAAAATTAGGTGTGCCACTAGAAGAATATGCGAAACAACTTATGAACACGAAGGAGGTATAGGCATATGGAAAAGAAACAACCAACTCGTGCGAGCCAAACAAATAAAAGTGATTCAACAAAAGTTGAGACACAAGCAAAAACGGTAGCTCCAAAAGAGAGACCAAAAGTTTGGACTCCACCATCGTACTTAGATACGCCCAACGCGCCAAATGGATATAGACACAGATGGGTCAGGGTAGAAATCCAAGGATTCACTGATACAAAAAACATACAAGGACGCTTAAGATCCGGGTATGAGTTAGTAAGATCAGATGAATATCCAGAAGAAGACTTTCCAACTATCGCAGATGGCAAATACGCAGGGGTTATCGGGCACGGAGGCCTTGTGCTGACAAGGGTACCAGAGGAGATCGCGCAGCAAAGAACTGAATACTATGCTAAACAAGCACAGGATCAGCAGGCTGCAATAGACGCCGATCTTGCGAAGGAACAGCATAAGAGTATGCCTATCAATGTTGATAGAGATACTCGTGTAACCTTCGGTGGTTCAAAGAAAAGTTAATTTTTTAACAATTCCGAAACCAGCGAATTAACCGTACTGGAGGCCCTTCGGGGCAGGTACATTTAAGGAGAAACGTATGGCTAACGCGTCAACAACTGGGTTCGGTTTTAGACCCATTAAAAAAGTTGGTCAGTCTGACAATGTCGGTGCTCTTACAGAGTACAGCGTTGCAGCTTCTTCTGCTTTAATTTCGCACGCAGCAATGGTGCAATTAACTGCAGATGGAGTTGTTCTCGCTTCAGGTAACACAGATGCAAACAATCTGGGTTCACTGAACGGCGTTTTCTACACTGACGCTACAACTAGTAAACCAACGTTCAGCAACTATTCACCAGCAAGTAATACTGCTACTGATATTGTTGCTTTCGTAAATGACGACCCAAGACAGGTTTATGAAATCATGTCTGCGGACACTGCATTCAACCAAAATGAAGTTGGTGGATGTGCTGACCAAGTCGTAAGTGCTGGAAGTTCACCACTGTTTATTTCGAAATCAAAAATTTCGGCTACAACTGGTGCTTCTATCGCTCAACTTAAAATCCTAGGTGTTTCTAGAGATCCTGATCATTCAGATACTACTGCTGAGGGCTTTGCTCTTAGAATTATTATCAATGAGCACATTCTTGGAAACAACGTGGCGGGTATATAAGGAGTAATTAAATTATGGCTATATCACGTAATCAACTAGTTAAAGAACTAGAGCCAGGTTTGAATGCCTTATTCGGCCTGGAGTATAAACAGTATGAACAAGAACATGCTGAAATATACACAACTGAGTCATCTGACAGAGCTTTTGAAGAAGAAGTTATGTTATCAGGTTTCGCTCAAGCACAAGTTAAACCAGAAGGTTCTGGTGTAACTTACGACAGTGCTCAAGAAACTTTCACAGCTAGATACACTCACGAGACAATTGCTCTTGGGTTTGCTATCACTGAGGAAGCTATTGAGGACAATTTGTATGACAGACTTGCGTCTAGATATACAAAAGCTTTAGCAAGATCTATGGCTCAAACTAAACAAGTTAAAG